AGTAAAGTTGTTGTAACATTTTAACTTCCTCTTCAGGAGGTAAAGATGAATGTATAGTTTTCCAAATCATACCATTATCTGAATGACTTGATTGAGTCATACCAACCCTGTATGTATAGGTTGGATATTTTTCCTTAGACTCATCTCTATATTTTTCCCAAAATAATCTTTGTTCTACTAACATGCATGACTCCAATATTCGTTAAAATTTTGTCTTACATAATACTCAACAATTTCAGTATCAAGTCTATCAAAGTCACGAAATGGGTCTAGATAAAGTAGGACATAGTCAATAACTTCTTGTACACATTCTGCTTCTGCAGTTTTATCCATAATATCTGGAATACTGTCAATTCTTCCCTCGATTTTTTGCATATATTTATCAAAATGATGCATAATTAAACTCCTTTACTACTGTTTCTGTAAATTATATGCCAAATTTTTTCTAATATTTCTTGATGGCCAACCTTGTATTCCAAGTCATTTAGTAAATTAACTAATTGTGAAAAATCTTTTTTGTTCATAATATAATCTCCTCATTAATTATTATATGTACATCATATCACATTACTATGCGTTTGTAAACAAAAAAATGCATTTTTGTTAAAAAAAGATCCTTTTAAAATCAATAACTTATGGACTTATTAACAATTTATTTAAAATAATAATTTTTTTGTGCCTCTGTATCGAAGTCAAAACCCCAATAATCTATGTCTTTTTGATACCAATCAGCAACTATTTGTATTGTTTTATCTGTGTATACTGCCTCTGAAAACTTTGTAACATTTCTAGCTTCTGACATGGTTTTTAAATTAAAGTATTTTATTATTTCTTCATTTAAATGACCAAACCGTATAATATCAACTTGACATTCTTTTCCATGCTTATCAGATACATGGTCCCATGCAGGATACCAACCTCTAACGGCTCTATGCCACATAAAAGGTTCGTTACCCCATTTAAAGCGTTCCTCAAGAAAGGCTTCGAATGAACTTACATCTGCATATTCACTAGAATGTTTACCATCAATAATCATATCCTTTATAAAATGGTATCGTGATTTTACTCTATCCCAAGGATTTCTAATTATTGCAAATGCTGTATGGGTTTTACGATAATCATGAGCCAAATCTCTCCATCTGGCATGTTCGTAACCATGATGGTCGCCTGTTTGTTTCATTTTTCTTGCTACATCACCAGCATATTTTGAATTAATAAGTCGACTTTTATGGTTGAGTAGTATTTTACGTTTTAAATGAGAACTATGGCGAATTGTCATACCAGCATTTTTTGGTATGTGTATAAAAATTTTTCTTTTATCCATTGTTTTTTCTTATATGTTTTGAGTGAATTTTGCAACCAATGAATTCATTATAATAGTCATCAGATAATAATACATCATATTGAAATTGTAACTTTGCTTCATAATATGACATCTCACCTTTTGTTTTACAAAGTTGTAAGATTACTCTTTGGTAGTCTTCTTGGTTTTCTTTGGCGTTTTCTTGGAGTTCTTTGTTCGAACCGTAGTACTGTCTCCAGTCTGATTCAACTCTGGTTTTAATTTTTCGAGGTCGTTTGCTATTTTTCGGAAGAGTTTTTGGACGCCAGAAATTTTTCTTTCCAATATATTTTTTGCCCGTGGAGAGTTCTGTAATTTGGTACACAAATCCTTGATAATCTTCTGGCGTTTCATTGAATTGTTTTTCATTATATGACCACATACATTTATTTATTCCGTATCTTTATCAAAGAAATGAGAGATAAAATCCTCATCAACCAATACTGCATATGCCTCAGAACCACAACAAGGACAAAATTCTGGTTGATGAGATATTTGAACAAAACAAATGATTCCACATTCATCACATTCCAATTGATATTCATCCAAGGTAATATTCATCCTTTATTCTTTCTAATATCTGTTGTTTTCTCTCATCAGTTGCTCGTATCCATTCTGTTATTTCATCTTTTTTTCTACCACAACCAATACATATATCAAAATTATTTAATTCACATATTTGTTTGCATGGTGAAGGTATATTAGAAGTCGATTTCACAAGCGCCACCTGCACATGCAGCTGCAGCCAATGTATCAACATCAGTATATTTCTTTTCTCTTACATCTTCAAGCCAATTAATCTCTTTGAGATTATCTTGTATTTTATTCCATTTATGTAAAAGGTATGCATCTTTTAAACAATACTCTGCTTGTTTAATATCACCCTCTGTGTAATTTTCTGCAAACTGTTTAAATCTTCTTACCCAATCTCTTTTAAGTGCATTATTGGTGGACTCTTCAGCTATGTTTTCACCAAAACCTTGTGCAGTAGAACATGCATCCCATAAATTTTTAAAACATTTAAGTGCATCAACAACCATACCAGAAGCAAATATTGCAGCATTACTATATTTTTTTACCATTTCGTTGGCATTAATTACAGCTGTATTTGGTGCTTGATTAAAATCCTTATCACCAGTTGCTGCAAGAAATGAAATACCAGAGAAAAAATATCTATTTTCAAATACATATCTTTCTACTCTATCCCAATCATCAACAATAATTGTATTTGATACATTGTGCCTTATGCCTTCATCAGCACATAATTCCACATTTGTACCTGCAACAACCCAATTTTGTTGAGCCTTTTTAACTAACTCTAAATGGTCAATGCCAAGTAGGTCATCTTTATAATAGGAACCTTTTTTAGGTAAAATAGGAAATGAAACAACAACATCTGTACCACCTGCAGACCATACACTTTCCTCAACCATATAAGGATTTGATTGCATAATTGATTGTGTAATTTCTGATTCCTTATTCATCTGTACATTTCTGATATACATAGGGCTATGTTCTGCGTGTATGCCACTTGCAGTTTGTAATAATACAGATGCATTACCACTTGGTTTCACACACGTTGTTCTTGCTGCAGGATTGACACCTATCAACTCTGCAACTTCTTTGTTTACATCCTTTACTATCTCGGCACCTTTTTTCAGAACCTCTTCATCAAATAATACACCTGGATTATTCATCCATCCTGTAATAGAAACACCTAATAAGGCCTCTCTATCAAATATCTGTTTAGATGTATCAGATAAAAATGTAAAGTTGGTGTACCCTGCCTGTAGGGTACCGAGGATAGAAGCCGCGCGGCAGGCCTTGTAAAAATCTTCCTCGGTGTTGCACATGCCTCCATTTATTTCAGTTAAATTACAACCTTGCCAACCTGACTTGCCATTGATTTGAGGAAACATTCCTATTTCAACACAAGGATTGGTTGTATGTTCACTTGACTGAACGAAGACAAATCCTGGTTCACCGAATTGTTTTACAGATTCCATAATTTTATGGAACTGTTCCTCAGTTGCTTCATCACGAACAATTACGGCGGAGTTATTAGACCTTCCTCTTTGAGGGTTATCAACAAACCAGTTACCTGTTTTGGCGTTCATCATTTCATCATCGTCTGCAGAAAATAAACATATTGTTGCAGACCTACGTACGCCACCTGATAATACTGCATCTGCTGCATGCATTGCAATATCATATACGTGTATTGGTTTTACTGGTTGAGGGTCTTTTGAATCTAGTACAATACCTTGAAGAAGATACTCAATTCTATCGAGTGACCTTCTTAGACCATCCGGTCCAGGTGCCTTAAATCCTCCTGATATTTTAGCACCTTTTGGTCTTATTTGTGTTAAGTCAAAAAATACTCTACGTCCTTCATATTCTGAGTATTTACCACCTCCTACGAAAAATGACGACATCAGAACATCTAATGCTGATGCCCAACCTTCAATAGAGTCTTCGACTATAAATCCTTTTGCTTGTTTTGTTCTATTTTGTATTTTTGGAAGTTTTGCTACATGATGTTTTTGCACAGAGAACCCTGCACCAGCACCACATAATAGTATATAAAATATTTCTCCAAAAAATTCTGGTCTGTCAACATATGTAGATGTACAATTATACATTTTCATTTCATGTTTTAATAGTTGACTACCACCAAATTGTAGGGCTCGTTGAGCACCTAAAACTCTTTGCTCTTTATAGGCTTGTTTTGCCTCATCTAAATACGGAGCCAAACTATTATCTTTTTCCTTATAATAATTTGTATGCATGTCAATGACTCTATCTACAGCCTCGTCCCATGTTTCATATCTTTCCTCTAAGTCTTTATATCTTGAATAACCTTCATAAAACTTGGTTTGCGACAAAAATTCTCTTGTGTCAACAGGCTGTGCTGGCATGCTCTACTCCTATAATTTGTATGATTAATTTATATGTAGTATTATATATAATTTTTAAGGTTTTGTAAATATGTTTTATTGATTTAAATGACTATTTTCATCTAAATAAGTTGCAATAAATTCTAACTGGTCATGATATTGTGCAACTATATCCAATTCCTTTTCTATGGCTTCTAATATATCTGAATGTTCACCTATACCTGCAGGATTTTCCAAATATACTTCTATGTTTGCAAGATGTTTATCAATGTGACCTCTTGCATGAGACTTTAATGCCTCAATTATCTTTTTTCTCACTATCATTTTTATTCTCCAAATAATATAATCTTTCTTCTAATTCATCTATCTTCTTTGTTACATGAGGATATTTTTTTCTCCAACCATCTATCGGTTGTTCAAACCAGGTTAATCCCCACCTATCAACGAGATAATCAAGTATCATATCTATTTTAGCATAGCACCAAAGTCCTGCTCTTGTACTTTTAAAATAAGTTAAAAATACAGCACCTGCAAGGGCACCTGCAATACCAGTATATATCCAAAGTGTATCTTCAAATAATCTACTTATCATAGAGTGACCTTCCCTTCTTGTATTAATTTTTCCCTATTTAATAAATGTTGTTCCTGTATTTCATCTTTAGAACCACCTGCATATGGTACAGCATGTCCTTCAAAAATCATTATTTCTGTAGCCAGTGAACCATTTTCATATCCGTCAAGACCATCATCTATAATAAAGTCGCCTAATATTCTTCCGAACTTGCCTTTCATGTCCTCACCATCTTTATTAATTTGTGTTTTTAAAACTGGTGTGCCTTGTAATAGTTCTGTTAGTTTTTCCTTAGCAGCAAGTCCAAATTTTTTCTCGACCAAATCTCTTGTCCTAGATTCCGGAGTATCAATGCCCATAATTCTAACACGTTCATCTTTCATCCATACACCAAATCCTAAATCGATATCTACATCAACAGTATCACCGTCAACAACTTTTACAACGTTACATTTATATTCATACATTATTTTTCCTTTGTTTTTGTGTGATTGATATAATTTACCATACTGTGGTCCATAACTGGGTCAAGTAAACCATCTCTATAACCTCTGAACCTATCTTTAATTCTTTGCCACGGTGTCATTTTTCTTATGTTACCATAATGATTTATATATACTAACTCACCATGATGTCTGTAAAACATTAGCCTTGGTGGAACTCTTGTTACAATATCATTATTATTAACAACCCTAAAATGTTTTGTATATAAATTTTTAATAAATCTTCTTGTACCAACTCTTGGCG